GGACATATCTGTTGAAGAAGAGCAAAATGTTGAGCTCGTTGAGAATGAAGAAATTTTAGACGAGGGAAACAAGAAGAAAGACGAAGGTTACGACAAGGATAAAGAAGAAAAAGAAGGCGCACATGACGATGAGGACGAAAAGTCTGAAATGGACCATGGCGACGACGAGGAGAAGATGAAAAAAGAATCTGCTCCTAAAGTTTCTATTCCAAAAACAAAAGCCGGAGTTATTCAAGCTGCAGTAGATATGCTTAAAGCTGCTAGAAAAGAACAAGCGCAAAAAATGTTCGCAAAAATGGTACTCGGTCCTGATGAAGAAGAATCAGTCAAATCAGCTGATGACGCTGTAAAAGGTGTTAAGAAAGTTGAAGATCCAAAAGCTAAAGCAAAAGTTGAAGCTATTGATTTTGACGAAGATTTGGAAAACATCATCAAGGAAGAGGCAACTCTTTCAGAAGGGTTCCGTGGAAAAGCTCAAGCTATTTTCGAAGCTGTGTTAACATCTAAGTTATCACAAGAAATCGAAAGATTAGAAGGTGAGTACGCGCAAAACTTAGAAGAAGAAGTAACTGACATTCAAAGTTCATTAGTAGAAAAAGTAGATTCTTACTTAAACTACGTTGTTGAAAATTGGATGAAAGAAAATGAAGTTGCAGTACAAAACGGTCTTAGAACTGAAATTGCTGAAGACTTTATGACTTCTTTACAGTCAGTGTTTAAAGAACACTATATCGAAGTTCCTGAAGGTAAAGTTGACTTAGTTGATGAACTCAACGAACAAGTTAACGAGCTTGAAGAAACTTTAAATAAAACCACAGAAGATAACATCGAGCTACATTCTAAAGTTCAAAATTTTGAAAAGCAGGAAGTAGTAAGAGAAGCATCTTCAGGGCTTGCAGAAACAGAAGCTGAGAAATTAGCATCTTTAGTAGAAGATATCGAATTCGATAACAAAGAATCTTTCGAATTGAAAGTGAAAACTGTTAAAGAATCATACTTCAAACAAGATTCTGAAGAATCAGTTGATGAAGTTGATAGTCTATTAGGCGAAGATAATGTTTCAGAAGAAGCAGTATCAGAGTCAATGTCTAGATACACTCAAGCTATAACAAACTTTGTAAAATAATTTAGGGGAATAACTAAAATGTTTCAAGCAGACGCAAAACTAATGGAAAAATGGGGTCCTGTTCTCGATCACGAGTCAGCTGCTCCTATTTCCGACAGATATAGAAAAGCTGTTACAGCTAGACTATTAGAAAACCAAGAGGTTGCCCTACAAGAAGAAAGAGCTCAAGCACAAGGAAATTTCATTTCTGAGGCTGCAGCAGCTAACAATATTGGTTCAGGTTCAGCACCGAATAACATCGGTACTTTTGACCCAGTATTAATTTCTTTAGTACGTAGAGCTATGCCTAACTTGATTGCATATGATATCGCTGGTGTTCAACCAATGAGTGGTCCTACAGGACTTATCTTTGCAATGAAATCAAAATACAGTTCACAATCTGGAACAGAAGCTTTATATAATGAAGCTGATACAGATTTCTCAGGAACTGGAACACACCAAGCTGATCCAACAGGATTAAGTGGTGTTACAGATGCTGACACAGACGCAACAATCGCTGACGAAGCTGATACAGTTTCAACATTCGGTTCTGGTTTGTCAACAGCAGCTGCAGAGAGACTTGGCGTTGGTGAAACCGGCGACGGTTCATACGGCGAAATGGCTTTCACTATTGAGAAATCAACAGTGACTGCTAAGTCAAGAGCTCTTAAAGCTGAATACACTATGGAACTAGCTCAAGACCTTAAAGCTATCCACGGTTTAGACGCAGAAGGCGAACTAGCTAACATTCTATCTGCTGAGATCCTAGCGGAAATCAATAGAGAAGTTGTTAGAACAGTTCTTAAAACTGCTAAAATCGGAGCTTTACAGTCTTCAACAGCTGTTTCTGGTATATTCGATGTCAATACTGACTCTGATGGAAGATGGATGGTTGAAAGATTCAAAGGTTTAATCATGCAAATAGAAAGAGAGTGTAACGTAATCGCTAAAGAAACAAGAAGAGGTAAAGGTAACTTTATCCT